CTGGTGATGCATGGGTCTCTGGTGACGCTAAGGTCTATGGACAAATATCAATAATTACAATTCTCGATATTGGCAGAGAGCGTGGGTGTCTAACAATGCACTTAGATTCTAAAATTGGTGTGCGGGTAACGCGAGGTTGTTTCACTGGAACTATTGAAGAATTTTTATCCGCTGTTGAAAAAACTCATGGTGACAATATGTACGGAAAAATCTACCGTACAGCTATAGAAATGGCAAAGATACAGTTTGAGATAGATTAATAACCGCTTGTAACCTCCATATATAATATACATGGAGGTTACGTTATGTCTGATAAAAAACAATGGCACCAAGGTCTGAAATGTACAGCTGTTAGCCGTAGGACTGGAAAACCTTGTGGTAGTTACGCCGTCAAGGGAACAGTCGTATGCCGAAAACATGGTGGGTCTGCGCCTCAGATTAAAAAAGCTGCAAAGCTAAATTACGCGCGCTACGTAGTGAAAGAGAAGGTGCGCCGCGAGGTAGGCGATCTGGCGGTAGATGTGCCTATCGAGTCACGTGTAACAGACCCGCTCATAGAGCTACAGAGGCTTACTACCGAAGCAATCCATTTCAAAGATGTGCTGGGCAAGATGGTGAATGAACTGAAAGACATTGAGCGAATCACCACTGATGGAGCTGTGCAAATACGTGCAGCTGTACAGCTTTATGGTGAGGCTATGGATCGCACCGCAAAATTCCTTGACATGGCAATGAAGCACGATATTGCAGGCAAGATAGTACAGATTGAAGCAGATAAAGTGTCTGCTATATCGGCGGCTATTTCGCGTGCGCTGGCTTCTGCTGGCTTGTCGAGCGAGCAAGAGGCTACAGTGCGCAACACCCTTGCTATTGAGCTGCACGCCTTAGAATCGCAGGAGGGGTAAAATATTCTACTCAGAGTTGGCGCGCGCGGTAGCCCCACGCACTGTATCCTGGGTTACACCCGGTGAACTGGCGGCAGACTTAGACCCTAAAAATGTGCAGACACCCGCGCTTGATGTTATAGATGCGGCTCTAGTGCGCGCATACAATACTCCTGATGCGCGCCTGATTATTTCTATGCCACCGCAGGAAGGGAAGTCACAGCGCGCTACGCGTCGATTTACAGAGTGGGTGCTATCCAAAGACCCCGATAAGCGTGTGATTATTGCCTCATATCAGGCGGCTATCGCGTCTGACTGGGGGCGCACAATCAGGAATGATATACGTGAGCATGGCGACAAAATGCAGATAGAGCTTGCTGCTGATTCTTCGGCGGCTCATTACTGGCATATTCGAGGGCATGCAGGGTCTCTATTCTGTACTGGTGTAGGCGGGTCAATGACCGGTAAGCCGGCTGACGTGCTGATTATTGACGACCCTGTGCGTGGTATGGAAGATGCGCGATCTGAGGCTTACCAACGCCGCGCCTGGTCGTGGTGGACTTCTACCGCATCTACCCGCCTAGCGCCTGGTGCGCCCGTAATTATGATCCTTACTCGCTGGCATGAGAACGATCTAGCGGGTCAGGTCATGGATAATCAGCCCGGCGAATGGGAATACATTCGCATTCCCGCTCAGGCAGACCACAACCCAGAACGCGGTGAGACTGATATTCTAGGGCGCGAGCCGGGAGAGTTCATGATTAGTGCACGCGGAAGGTCTCGTGAGAACTGGGAGAAACGCAAGCGTGATGCCAACCCGCAGGCTTGGGCTGCACTATACCAGGGGACACCTGCACCTGATGAGGGAGGCATATTCCCTAAATCTGACGACCTGGCACGCTACACGTCGCCCATATGGGCAGATAATCCTGACGGCTCACGCATATTCCCCGGCGTGGCAAATGGTGGAATACTTGTACAATCATGGGATTTGACTTTTAAGGAAACTAGCGGGTCTGACTATGCTGTGGGGCAAACATGGTACGCATATGGTAATACTGCGTACCTGGTTGATATGGTGCGTGAGCGCATGAATTTCACCCGTACATGCGAAGCTATAGAAGCTATGGCAGCAAAGTACCCGCAGGCAACAATCAAATATGTTGAGGATAAAGCGAATGGTCCAGCCGTAATTGACTCGCTCAGGTCTCGTGTACCTGGTATTATTCCCGTGAATCCTGAGGGCGGCAAGGTTGTGCGCGCTAACGCAGTCACAGCGTACATCCACTCCAAAAATGTGCTATTCCCGTCGCCTGCCTTGCTCCCAAATGTGGAAGAGCTAATCACGGAAATGCGGCAATTCCCCGCTGGCGCACACGACGATACTGTGGACGCTATGACACAGGCGCTAAACCAAATCTACCACCACCCAATATATGGCGGGTATGATGATACGCAAGACTATACCGATTACGACTATGAGATAGGATACGCATACTGATGGGTATTTTTGATGCGCGCCGTGAGCGCCGCGAGCTACGAGAAGCCACGCGAGACCTGCAAGAATCAATCGCCGATCTAGAACAAGCATGGGCACAAAACGCTGAGTGGCGGTCTATCGTAGCCGCAGCCGAAACAGAGTTCTCACTGTCTGGCGTCCAGAATATCGCTGAGACATGCCGTGTGCTTGCTGTTGCAGACCCGCTAGGGAAACGCGGCGTAAGCATCCGCACATCATACGTTTTCGGCTCAGGCATAGGCATCACCTGCGACGAAGAGTCAGGTGTAAACGAGGTTGTACAGGATTTCCTAGACGACCCAGAAAATCGCATCTCACTGACTGGGCATAGTGCACACCAAGCACTCGGCGTGCAGGAAGCAGCGGACGGAAATATTTTCTTTCTGCTGTTCACTGACCCTGCTACCGGGCGTACCGTTGTGCGCACAGAGGGCATAGAGCACATCGAGAAAATCTTACCAATGCAGGAAGACAACGCCCGCCCTGCACTATACCTACGCTCTCACTATCAGGACGGGCGCACCACAAAGACCTGGCACCCTGCACTAGATTTCCAGCCCGTGAATAAATATGCAGAACTAGACGGCGTGCCCATGGACTGGAACACACCAATCTACCACCACGCCGTAAACCGCATACCAATGAGCCTGCTCGGCACTCCTGACTTATTCGCAGCATCCCCGTGGATCAGCGCCTACAAAAACTACCTACAAGACTGGGCGCGACTCATGCGCGCCATAAGCAAGATAAGCCACCGCATCACAGGCAAAACCTCCCGCGCCGTACAAGACGCACGCCGTGCAATCCAACAAGCCGCCGCAGCAACCCAGCCCGGCGCAATAGGCATCGTAGACGCAGAAATCACCACCATGCCAAACACAGGCGCAACAATCGACGCAGAATCAGGAAAACCCCTAGCCGCAATGATCGCCGCCGCACTAGGCGTACCCGTAACCATGCTACTCGCAGACCCCGGGCAAACCGGCGCCCGCGCAGTAGCAGAAACACTAGACCGCCCCCTACAGCTCGAAATCGAAGCGCGCCGCCGCACCTGGGAAGAAACCTACCGCGCCATCATCAACCACATCATCGACACACATGAAGCGCTAGGAAACCTGCCGGAAGACGCACCCCGCACCATCACCTTCCATTGGGATGACATTACGCCAGAGCCTACCCAGGCACAGCTTGACGCAATTACTACAGCCGATCAGCTCGGCATACTCCCACTCGACCAAACCGCACTACTCGCAATGCGCGCCCTAGGCATCACAGACCCAGACGAAAAAATAAACCAACTCCGCGACGCAGACGGAAACATCCACCGCACCACCGAAACCACAGGCGACGCACTAATCCGCGCCGCATACGCAGGAGAAATAAAATGACACCAGAAGAATACGCACAAAACCTACAAGACGACCTCACCCAAATAGAAAACCAAGCCACACAACCACTCATCATCGCCGCACACCAAAACCACCAAAACCTAACCGCTACCCTAGCCTCAATCACCGCACTAGGCGCACTCACACCACGCAACACACGCCGCAAACAACAAAACGCAGCACTCACCACATATGCCGCAACTCTAGCTACCATCCAACACCAAGCCAACCAAGCAGCAGAACAAGCCGCACAACAAGCGGCAGTCACCACACACCACCACCTCCAAAACTACACCACTCAGACACTCCCCCAGCCTGCGCCTACTCCTAAACCAGAAAAAATCAAACTAACCGGGTTCAAGACCAAAATCGCACAAATAGCCACCGCAATATCACTAGGCATAAACCTAGCCACACAACAAGCCTCACGACGCACCACCCAAACCCTCACCCAAAACATCCAAACCGAAGGCTGGCAATGGGTCGCACAACTCGACAAAAACACCTGCCGATCATGCATCATGCACCACGGAGAAAAACATTTAAGCGGGGAACTACACTCACACCCAAATTGCCGCTGCGTAATGGCACCTCTCCTAAGTCAGTATCCTGACATTACCGCTCGTAACTCGGGTCGTGCGTGGTTTGACTCACTCGATTTCGATTCGCAGGTTGAGGCTATTGCTGGTGTTGCGTCGTCGCCGCAGGGTATGGAGGTTGTGCGTGGCTTGGCGGATGGGTCTATTGCGTGGTCTGATTTGTCGAGGCGTGCCCGCTGGTATGATGGCTCTATGTATTGGACGCAACGTAACCTGTCCGATATTTTGTCTAGGAGGAAATAATGTCTAGTGTGCATTTGATTGAGGTTGAGGGTGAGCCGACTGGCTCACTTGTGGCTGTGACTATCATTACGCCAGGTAAGGGTAGTTCTGGGGAGTACCCGCCTGAGACTATTAAGAAGCTTGCGGAGTCGCCTATCTGGGATTCGCCTATTCACATGTATATGAATCATGCAACAGGCTCGGAGCGCGCTTCTCGCCCTGAGGGTGATATTCGTGAGCTTGCTGGTGTGATTGATGGTCGCCCCGTTGTTGATGATTCGGGGGCTCTGGTGGGGCGGGCGAAGATTTTCCCTGAGTACAGGGACTTTATTCGTGAGCGCGCTCCGTATATAGGCGTGTCTATAAATGCGTCTGGTATAATGGCGCCTGGAAAAGACCGTGTGATCCAAGAGATTACTCAGGTCGATTCTGTTGATTTTGTTACAAAGCCGGGGCGCGGCGGGAAAATTACTGCCGTCCTGGAATCTAGTAGAGAGGTGGACGGCATGGCTAATGACATTGTTGAAGCTGATGGCGTACCCGTGACTAAGCCCGCACCCGCACCTGCGCAGGATGCACCTAAAGCTGAGTCACCCGAAGTTACTGAGTTGAAGAAGCAGGTTGAAGACCTGAAATCCAAAGTAGAAGAACTCGAAGCAGAGAATGCTAAGAAGGATGCTGAGGCTATCGTGTCTGAGGCTTTCCGCAACGTAGACGCACCCATGACCCGCAAGATGCTTGTCGAGTCTGCTGCGCACCTGCCCAAAGCTGAGTTCGAGACCCGCGTACAGGAATCCCTGCGCGAAGTGCTCGCTGCGAAGAACGCAACCTCCCCGGTTTACGGCATGGGTGCGCACGTGCAGGAGTCGCAGTCCGCAACCGTTGACGACATTCTCTCGATCATGAAGGGGCTATAAGCATGGCTATCAACGTATCCTACGGCAAAGGCGAACACATCGCCCTCATCGCTGACAAGAAGTACGAATCCGGTAAACCTGTACGCATCGGCGCTATCGCAGGTGTCGCAATGACTACCGCCGAACAGGGGCAGAAAGTCACCATCTGGCGCAACGGCTCATACCGTCTGCCCGTGAAGGAAACCGTGCAGGCTGGCGCAATCGTCAAGCTCGGAGCCGACGGTGTACTCACCACCGGTGCAGGCAAAATATGGGGCGTCGCACTCCAAACCTCCGCATCCGCTGGCGCAACCATTGAGGTTGCACCCGTAGGCGTAGCATTCGACTAAAGCAAAGGACAAAAATTCTAATGAGTGAATTTCTCAACTACGACAAGCTGCGCGACACCGGGGCAACCCAGCGTGTAGCAGAAGCAGCCACCATCCTCCGCGATGGTATCCGAGGCGGCTACTCCGCGCAGGCACGCTTACAGGAAGCGCTTACTACTAGCGACTTCCCCGCCCTTCTTGGGCGCGCATTCGAGTACGAAGTACTTGACCTGTACCGTGGCTACGAAACCCAGTGGCAGAAAGTAGCGCAGACCACACGCCTGTCATCCTTCAACCCTACCCCGCTGGCAACCCTCGCAGGCGACATCGACTACTTGCATGTCAATGAAGCGGAAGAGTACAAGGCTGCTGACCTGTTGCCTGGCACCGTCCAGATCAAGAATGACAAGTACGGTCGTGTCTTCCCCTTCACCTGGGAAGATGTCGTAAATAAGAACTGGGATAAACTCACCCAGATTCCTAAGCGACTTGCCGCTGGTGCTGCGAAGCTGGAAGATAAGGTAGTGTTCTCTACCCTTTTCGACGCGCAGGGTATCAACCAGGCGTTCTTCTCTGGTGCATCTGCTGCTGACACAAAGGCTCTGTCGCTTGAGTCCTTGAAGGCTGCATATGCTGCTGTGTCTGGGCGTGACGGTGTGCACGGTTCTGCTATTGACGTGGAGCGCATGGTTCTGGTTGTGCCTTCTGCGCTCGCTGTCCAGGCGCGGGAGATTCTGGGCGCTAAGGAGATCCGCACCAAGTCCGGCAGCTCCGAGACTGTTTCGGCTAACTTCTTGTCGTCGAACATTGATATTGCGGTTGTGCCTCAGCTCGCACAGTTGAACCCGAAGGTTACCACGAAGAACACTACCTGGTTCCTTCTACCTGCTGCTGGTTCCGCTAACCCTGCTATCCAGCGTGCAACCCTTGTGGGTCACGAGACGCCCGACCTGCGTATCAGCAACAACACCGGTATCTCCGTGACCGGTGGTAGCATTGATGCGCGTGAAGGTGGCTTCTCAGATGATACTATTGCTTACCGTGGTCGCCATGTCACCGGTGCTGCTGCTGTGTTCGCGCACGCAGCATACGCATCTGACGGCACCAAGTAAGCTATACTGAGAGGGTGAGGCTCTATGTCTCTGACAGCAGAAGATATTTACACGATCCGCCTACTGGTAAACGATTTACCGAGCGATGATAAACAGGTTCACGATCATGAGTGTATTTTCTCTGACAGAGACATAGAGCTTCTTGCGTCTCTAGAGCCTGCTAGTGTCGCGGCTGTTGTTGTTCGGCGTGTTGCGGCGCGCCTGCTGCGGCGTATGGCGACAGATGAAAACCTGCTGTCCAAGAAGATCACGACACAGGATTTATCTGTTGACGGCGTGGCTGTCGCGGCTGAGCTGCGTGCACAGGCTGACGCGTTGGATGCTGAGGCTACCCGTATCCATGAAGAGGGTGACCCTATGTTGGGTGCCTGGTTCGAGCCGATGGGAGAGTGCCGCTATGGCTCGCTATACTTCTAGGCAGCGTGTCGTGCCGCGTGACTGGTCTTTGCGTCTTGCGCCTGTTGTTGAGCAGGGTATGACGGCTATGGTTGATGTGCTTGCGCCCGCTGCTGTGAATCCTAAGGCACCGCTTTCTGGTGTGGTTGAGAAGCGTGTGTTTACAGATGTGACTTGCCGTATTCAGGAGTTGAACCGTTACGCGGATAACGTGACTGGTAGTGTGCAGGATGCGGCTACACGTGATTATCTGGTACAGATGCCGTTGCGTATGTGGGGGCTTCACGCTGGGCTGCGGAATCACGTACTGGTTGTTACTGCATCGAATATTCCTGGTATGCATGGTAAGCGTTTTACTGTGAAGCAGGTTATGTCAGGTTCCTTACTTGGGTCTATTGATCTTATCTGTGGTGAGATGCAGAACCAGAGAGCAGGCGCAAAATGATGCAACAGGACTGGGAAGAATTGAAAAAGCTTGCTGTCACCTTCCAGATCGCATCCAAGCATGACTTCGCCCCGCAGGTTCTCACTGCGGGTAAGATACTGCGCGATGAGGCGAAGCGCCGCGCACCCGTGCGTACCGGCTTTCTGCGCTCAAAAATAACCGCTAAGAAAGCTGGCAGGAATGGGGCAGATGTTATCTCTGCCGCACCATATGCAGCGTATGTCGAGTTTGGAACATCCAAGATGGCGCCGCGCTCGCACATGCGCCCGGCTATCGAAGCAACTATTGACGATATGGCTGCGGCGCTCATTGAGGGGGTAGAGATTCTGTGACTGTCACGATTGAGCTTGCGGAGGCTATCGAGCGCGCATTGTCTGGGATAGAGAACGTCTCTGTGTTCCAGGGTTTCGTGCCCGAATCTGTACCCGAGTACCTGCCGAACCATGTCAAACCATATGTGGCTATCTTTATGGGCGTAGGCGCAGGCTATGAGGATATGGTAGGGCTGTGTGGTACACCTGATAATGATTCTTTGACAGTGGATTTCACTGTAACCTGTGTCGCCCAGACCACGCACGAGCTTTACGCTCTAACTGATACTGTGCGTGACCGGCTCGCCACCACAAAGATCATGGGCGACAGTTACGCTAACCTGGACTGGGCGGCAGCGCAAGGGCAGGTCATGCTAACCGATTCGGAGGTTACACCTGCGCGCCTGTACACGCCTTTGACGTACACTATTACCATACCTAGGGGGTAATGTTGGATAATTTTATGTGGCTAGTGCACCCCGAGACGCGCCGTCTCGCGTATGTGCCAGCCAGTTACATTGAGCTATTTGGTTTTGAGGTGCCGCCATCGCAACGCGATCATGAGCCAGCAGAGCCAGTAGAATACGAGTATACTAACACTGAGTCTGAGGAGGACTAACATGGCTGATTCTTCGCCGGGGCGCACCTATGCGGGCGCTAAACTGAAACTGATGCTCATCCCTATGGGCGGTGTTGTCTCGATGGACAAGCCCAAGGTATCCGAGCTGAACGCTAACACTGCTATCGACATTTCGTGTGCTGCTATCAAATCTCAGACCAAGATCGGGTCTACCGACTCTGAGACCATTGACGGCATGGCTGCTGTGTGTGAAGATACTAACGCGAAGGCGTGGGGTCAGTCCAACGCTGAGGTCGAGCTTGCTATCTTCCGGTACTTCCAGGAAGGCGCTAACGGCGGAAAGTTCGACCCGGTGCGTGACAAGATTTTCCAGATGCTCAAGAACAAGGGCACCGAAGCTTATGTCGTGACCCGTCACACCAACAAGCCGTACTATGAGCCGTTCGCAGAGGGCGACGAAATCAGTATCTACGCATGCTCCTTCGACCAGCCGCACCCAGTGAACGAAGCAGCAGACCGCACCTCTGGTTACATCCGCACCATTCACAAGTGCCAGGTGACTGGTTTCCGTGAGTTCATTTCTGTGGTAGCATAGTAATGTGTCTTGAGTGAGTGAGTGATACAATATTGGGTGTCTCCCCTATGGTGGTTGGGGGAGGCGCCCAATATTTTTTTACCCATCGCACCACCTGATAGGGAGAAAACCAAAATGGCTAATAAGAACACTACTGAAAACGCTTTCAATCTTTCCGAGTGGCTGTCCGGGGCAGACCAATACAAGCTGCACCGCGAGACCGTTCTTCTGCTGAACCCTGACGATGTAGCAGACCTTGCAGAGGTAGAAGAGCAGATCGAAAAGCTAGAGGCTCTGCGCGCCGAGGGTGAGAGCGACGACATGGAGACTGTCGCCTCCGAGTCGCTGGAAGGCGAGCTGGCTGACCTGTACGAGCAGGTGGAAGAAATTACCGGCAACGCTAAGACTGCGACTTTCCGTACCCGCGTACTCAATGATGCTGAGTTGAAAGAAATCAATAAGGATTGGAAGAAAGACACCGGAAAGGACGAGGTAGACACCGAAGACCTTACATGGTGGGCGCGCGTATTCCAGCTCACGGCTACACTCGAAGGGCAGTCACTCGCCGCATCCCAGTGGCTGAAACTTGCGGACACGCTCGGCGGGCAATTCGTAAAATGCCTCTCAACCTACGGCGAAGCCCGCGCCGCCGAGGCAACCCTAGAGGTGTCGCCCCGATTTCGTCGCCGATAGCCTAATCGAAGAAGAAAATGCGGGCGCTGTACTCGTAATGCGTGCAGCCGCCCGCTGGGGCAAACCCCCATCAGCAATGCTACTCGGCGACAGCACACGCGACTGGACAGACCGCGACATGACAGCCGCTCTAGGATGGGAAATCTACCAAGCAGAACTATGCCCCGAATGCGGCAACCCACGCAAAAAATGCCGTGAAGGACACACGCAGTTCGAGGTTGAAACATACACCTGCAAGGCTAAAGAAGCAGTCGAACAAATCACCCGGCGCGAAGACTACAAGCCACGCCCAGGTGACATACTCGTCCCAGAACCATACGACGCGACAGAAGACCCCGCATATTTGGACTTGTTAGAATGGCAGCAACAACTAGCTGAAGAAGAGCAGGAGTAATAGCATGGCACGAACCGGCGGCTCACGATCACGTGGCGGAAGCTCAAACACAGCACAAACCGTAACCATCCAGCTACGGGCAGACACCAAGAACTTTGTCGCCGGTGTGACCGCCGCCGCCAACAGTGCACGCAACGCAGCACAACAAGCAGCACGCGAAACAGCCAAAGCAACAGCCAACGCAGCCAAAGCAGCACAAGCCGAAGCAACCAAAGGCTCCGCCCAATCCGCAGCCGCAGCCGCACGAGAAGCAGGACGAGCCGCA